GCCTACTTTGAACCTAACGGACTACGAAGAGCCCCAGAGCTTTGATGCAATGCCTGCGGGCAAGTATTTCGCCACTATCTTCGACGCAGAAGATAGGGAAACACAGGGTGGCGAGGGTTCCAAAATGCCGGCTGGTACTCCGATGCTTTTCTTCCATTTCATGATCACTGGTAAGGTCGGTGAGACTGAGGTAGAGGACGAGGATTATGAGTTCTACAATCGTCGGCAGTTCCGCAATCTCGTAGTCCCGCCCGAGGATTACGATGACAAGAAGCGGAAGGCGATGAATGGAATGATCGTCGCTCTGTATCGTGCAGTAGGTTTTACTGACGCAGAGATCACGTCAGGTTCGTTCGATGTTGATACTGAGGATCTCATCGAGAAGAAGCTGGTTATCCAGATCACTCGTAAGCCGAACAGGATGACGAAGGAACTGGAGAACAGTGTCGTAGGGTTCTATAGCATCGAAACTGCTGCTGGTGAGGAAGCGGCAGCTTCGGCTAACGTTTTGTAAGTTCATCTACCTGAGTCCCGTGGCAAGCGGGTAGATGATGGTGGGCCGGTATGGTTGGCTACAGAAGTGCGTAGTTACGAATCTGATCTTGACCCATCAGATTCTTGAGGTTCAATTCCTCTTCGGCCCTTATGTCAGTTTCTTCCACCGAGCAACTCAGAGTTGAATTTTTTGAATGGCTGTATGGAGAATCTGAAGGTTATGTATGTATCGCGACAGGAGAAGCTACAAATGCAAGAGGGACCTTCCGACAGAAGTTCTTTCACTGGCCTAGTCAGAAAGACCAGATTCATGATTATTGCCGTGACAACATGCACAAGAACATCTGGTTTTGTGTCAACCTATTGTCACAACCGGAACGCAAGAAGCAGTTTTGTGTCAACCAAGATATCGTTTGGGCTGACCTCGATAGTTGCAACCCGAATGACGTTGTACCCAAACCTACTATCGTTATCAATAGCAGCTCAGGAAGATATCAAGCCCTTTGGAAATTGGATCAAGTAATCCCGGTTGAAGTAGCAGAAGATTACTCCAAGAGGATTGCATATAACTACAAACAAGATGGCGCTGATCCATCAGGTTGGGATCTAACACAACTCCTTCGAGTACCATTTACAACAAACTTCAAGTACCATGAGAAACCACTCATCACGTTAGCAACAGGAGGTTCGTTAACAGAAATTCCTGTTACTGATTTTGAGGAGGTTCCAGAAGCTCCGCATCCTGATCTTCCAGAAGGTGTAGAAGAAGTCGGGGTTCCAATAACAAGTGAACTTCCCGACGCAGATCAGATCATTTACAAATACCAATCATGGTTGGAAAGGAGTTTCTACGAGCTATATGAATCGGAGCCAAGTACAGAGAATGATTGGTCTGCTCGCATGTGGAAGCTTATTAATCTTTGCTTTGAAGCTGGTATGGAGCGTGAGGAAGTTTACGCAATTGGCCTCAGAGCTAAGTGTAACAAGTACATACGAGATTCCAGGCCCATGCGATTCCTCTGGATCGAAGTTCTCAAGGCAGAACGGGTCCAACAAAAGATCGTTCAGATAACTCAGGAAGATTTCAAGCCACTTCTAATCCCGGAGTTAGTAGATGTCACAGAAGTTGAACATGACACCTTCATTGACAGGTACGCTGAGTGGGCTACTCAGTCAACAGATGCAGTTCCTATGTATCACGAACTGTGTGGGGCAATCTTGCTTAGTGCTGTATTGGCTGGAAACATCCGAATCGAGGTTTCATACGGTACTATTGTCCCCAACCTTTGGGGTCTTGTTCTGGGAGAATCTACATTAACAAGAAAGACGACAGCAATGCAATTAGCAATGTCATTACTCAATGAAATTGATCAGGATGCATTGATGACCAATGATGGAACAGCAGAAGGTTTGTTGAAAAGTCTATCGAATCGTCCAGGTAGAACATCTATCTTCTATAAGGATGAGGTTTCAGGATTTTTCAGTGCAATAAACAATAAGAAATATCTGGCCGGCGTTCCAGAAATTCTGACACACCTGTATGACTCTCCACAGAGATATGTCAGAACACTTGCAAATTCTGAGGTAGTTGTACAAAGTCCAGTTTTTATCTTCTTTGGTGGTGGGGTATCTGAGAGAACATATAGTCACCTCAGTGATGAGTATGTTCTCTCAGGTTTCTTGCCACGATTCTTGATAGTCAATGGTTCGGTAGACCTCTCGAGAATCAGACCTACTGGTCCAAAAGACATAGCAACTAATCTCAAACGTGAGAAGTTGATCAATGAACTTCTAAGTCTGAAAGACCAGTACATTCCCGAAGGTTACATAATGATCGGTGATCAAAAAGTCCCTGTGGGAGATTTGTTAGACAAGCCCGTTACTAAGGCCGTTTTTACACAGGATGCTTGGAATTTCTACGGTGAATTAGAAATGAAGATGGTCGTTGCAGCTAACGATTCATTGGTTTCGGATCTGGCGCTTCCAACATTCGAGCGACTATCTCGAAGCATGATGAAGTTAGCTGTGCTACTTTCAGCTCTTAGACAAGAACCAAAAGACAGCGCAATTACTGTAGAGATTCTCGATATTAAACAGGCTGCACGATTTGTCCAGAAATGGGGTAGGTATTCGATTGAACTTATTATGAACGTCAGTCAGACTGAAGAAATGAAACTCATGGAAAAAATCCGTACAGCTATTGATACTCAGCCAGGGATCTACAGATCAGAGATCATGCGTAGGATGCATCTCAATAGCCGTGAGATGAACGATATAATTGGGACGTTGATTGATAGGGGCGAGATAATTCGCAAGGTGCCTAAATCAAATAGACGTTCGGAGCAATACTGGATAGCTTACTAGGAGGTCCGATGATTGAGACTTTAGATCAGAAGATCGACGAGGAACTTGCAGAGTGGCGCAGGATGGGAATTCCCGATCCTGCGGAAGCTGGAATCCATCCCAATACTTTTAAGGAGTCAGTCAAACTTCGTGCATTGTTACAGGCTATGATCGAGTTGAACATCATCACACAAGATCAACTCGATCTTGCATTCAAGAAGGCAATGCTTGAGACGCTTCAGGAAGCACGACAAAGTATTATTGAAATGCGTAGAAAGGCTTTGGCTGTTCCAGCCATGCATATCCCGAAGGGTAAGATGAACGGGCACTAATGCCAAGAGCGTATATGTCTGATCGTGACTTCATGATGTTGTATGGCCTATATCTGGCAGGACAAAACTTGTATCAAATCGCAGATGCACATTGGCAACAATATTATTACGCATCATCCGAATCCTTTAGACTTTCTTTCAGAGCACGATGCATAAGAAAAGGATTACCATTACGTGACGTATCCGCGAGCAGAAGAAAGCCACCCCCACAGGAATCTCGGACGATTAGAGGCATGTTAACTTCTGAGGGTAGACAGTACCTAAGGGAACGTGTTTCTGAAAGGCAAAAGCAAATTCGTATGATGGATAAGAGGGTGAAGGTTGGTAGTCTCTGAACAAATCGTCAGGAAGCATCCTTTAGCTAGATGCTGGGAGTGCCCACTACAGAAACAAAGGTGTGCTCCTACAGCAGGTCCACCCACAGCACGAATTGCCGTTGTTTCACGTTCACCAGGAAAGTACGATGTTCTTCATAAGACGCCATTTGCAGGAGAATCTGGTAAGGTACTCAATCACCTACTAGGATTGTATGGGGTAGAACGAAGTGACATTATCACAACGAATGTCGTTCTCTGTAAAACAGATAATCCACCGAAAGAAGCCATTGAAGCCTGTAGTGCTAGACTTGAACATGAAATTGGAGCCTGCGATACAGTTATCGCCGCAGGAGTGGAAGCTGTTGCTGCTCTTACTAGACGGAAAAGTCTTTCAGGTGCAAGAGGCTACGTACACTCGCGATATTCGCGAGGACGTACTCAACGTATCATTGCAACTAACAATCCCGCGATCGTCCTTCGAGACGATTCTACGTTCGGGAATCTCGTTAAAGATTTCGGACTTGCTCTAGCTCCAAAGCCGGAACCTAAGTTACCACAAGTAAGATGGACTAACAATGTCAGAGAAGCCAAACAATGGTTGGTCGGTATCCGACAGCAGAAGCTTCCATTACTCACAGTCGATATCGAGACAAAGGGTTTGCGAATGGATGCAGATATCGTTGCTGTGGGATTCTCTGCCGATGGAAATAAAGCGATCTCTATTGGGGAAAAGCCACTCAGAGATGAAGATTTCTGTAGAAATTACCTTGCCCCAGTCATCAATGGAGGAAGTAGGTATCTCGGTCACAACTTCAAGTTCGATGTTAGAAACCTTCGATTTCATGGATATGACACAAGAGTAGATGAAGATACCATGCTCTTGTCATGGGCACTCGATGAACGTAGCGATGAGGAACAAGTCCATAGACTCGAATATCTTTTGATGAGTGAATTTGGATGGCCCAACTACGAACCACAAGCAGTTGTGCAATTCAAATCCACAGTCAAGAGATTAGAAAAAGAATTACGATTCAAAGAATTAGCGGCGTTGGAAGTTCCAGAGGAACTTTATCCATACAACGCCCTAGATGCGGCAGGGACAGCGCAGCTCTTTTTGCTCCTGAAGAAGCGCGCGATTGATGATAACGTTTGGGGGGCATACCAGCGTTATCTCATCCCTGCCGCAAATGCTCTGATCAAAGTGGAGCTTAATGGGATAGCATACAATGCAGAAGCTGCACTTGATATCCTTGAGGAAAGTGTGTGGCCGGCGTTGGATCAACTAAAAGCCGAACTACAATTGATTGTCGGTAAGGGAGACTATAATCCTAATTCATCACTGCAAAACGCAGCCCTTGTATATGACGAATGGCAAATCATTCACAATCTCAGAGTATACGAAGGAAAAGAGAGAAGCGTTGATAAGGCGGTTTATACGGAAATTAAAGGGGGACGGTTTGTTATCGGAGGAAGTGAAGTTGACACAAAGCAGGATAGAAAACATACAGCGATACGCTGGGCCGAAAGGTTCGAGGACTTCAAGAAACTCGACAAACAAAGATCAACCTATATCGAAGGGATGATTCCAATTGCAATCCACAATGGAGACAGACTCTACACTAACTTTAAACTTCACAATACGGTATCAGGAAGGCTCAGTTCCTCCGGA